AGTTTTCCGGCATGTCGTGAGACACCCGGCGAGGGGGATATAAGGCCCCCAACCACAATCCAGCTATCGCCGTGAGGCGAAAGGAGCCCACATGGCTACATTCTCGGCAGTTGCCGGAACCGTCTTCAAGTACACCGTCACCGCGACCCTCACCACGATTCCCGGCGTCGGTTCGATGTCCTTCAGCGGTGGCGACAAAAACGATATCAACGTCACCTCCATTGATGACGAAACGGAAGTATTCATCCCTGGCCGCCGCACCGCCAAGGAACTGAACTTCCCCATGTTCTATGACCCGGCCGATGCGGGCCAGGTGGCCATGCTGGCCGCCTACGACGCCTCCAGCCAAACCCCGGTCGCCATGAGCATCATCGACGACGACGCGGGCGATTGCACGCTGACCTTCAGTGGCTACATCAAGAACATGACGAAGAAATACGACCTCGACGGCGCGGTTATGTTCGATGTCGTCATCAAGCTGACCACCGCGATTACCACCACCGCCTAAGGAGGCGCAATGATCGACCCTGTAACCCCCGCCACGCTTGTGCCGTGGCGGGGGAAGAGTTACCCTCTGCAGCTCACGAACGGCTGTCTAGCCATGGCCGCCGGCGAGCTGGATATCAACATCCTGGAGGGAGGGCCGGGCTCGCTGTTCACGAAGCCCGCCTACTACCAAAACGGCGTGCTTCTGTATGCGATCCTTCGCCAGAAGTTCCCTGCGTCGGAAGTGTCGCTCATGGAGTGCCTGGACGCGGTAACCGGTGAGAAATCGGACTTCTACGCCGATGTCCTGAAAAAGCTGGTGGCTGAACTGGCGCCAGCGATCCGGCGAATTATGAAGCTTGAAGCCGAGCCCACGGACCGCCCTACGACAGACGCGAATTCTGGCGCCGACTCTGGGCCAGCGCTCGCGTCCACATCGGACTGACCAGCGAAGAATTTTGGGAGATGACGCCCGGCCAAACCTGCGATCTATTCACGATTGCGGGCGAGGCGAATGGTTCCGGCTTAGACGATGGCGAAAAACTGGGGAGCAAAATTCGACGCGGCGCGGCTGCGAGAGGCGAAAGCCGCTTTCCGCGCCATCGCTGAAGTCGTTGACCCCGGCGGCAAGCGCGTCGGGGCTGCGTGGGAAAATGCTCGCGCTGAAGTGCAAGACGGATTCCGGTCCGCTGCGCTGATTGTCCGTGATAAAGCGAGGGCTGGCGCAGCATCAACGGGCGCGCCGAAGCGGCTGTATTCCGGTGATAAACCGGCCATCTTCGCATTCTCCGATTTCAACGCGGCCACCGACGACAAGCGGAAGCGGGCCGTGCTGGTCGGGATGCGTACCGGGCTGTCTACGCACGCGAAAGACCCAAACCTCTACATCAATTGGTCTCCAAAATCAAACAGGCGTAAAAAAGACGGCAGTAAGATCCACTACCGATGGATGGGCTACGAAATGGGCAACGGCCTATCAATGTCCCTGGCAACGCTTTTTGAAAAAGGCACCCTAGACCGCCGTATCAAGCCAGGCCGGTTCTTCCGCTCGGCCATCTTTTCCACCCGTTCCACCGTCGCCCGCCTCCTCACCTCCGCCTACGCGAAAGCCGTGGGCACCATCAACCGAATCAAATAATGGCCAACGAAATCACATACCGTATCACCGGCGACCCCACCAGCTTTAAGTCTGCGATGTCGCAGGTTGAGGCGGCAACGGTATCGACCACGGGGAAAGTCAACGCCGCCTCGCGTAGCGTTGAAAGCCTCGGGGCGAAGCTGTCTTCCGTTGGCGCGTCGATGACGCTGGGGATCACCGCGCCGGCTGTGGCGCTGGGAGTAGCCGTTGTCAAGACTGCGGCTGACATAGAAGCTTTGAAAGCTGGGCTGGGCGCCGTCACTAAGGAATCCGGCTCGCTCGAAACCCAACTTGCACGCCTCAAGGAAGTGGCGAAACTTCCTGGCCTCGGGCTGAAAGAGGCTATTCAGGGCAGCACGTCACTGCAGGCAGCCGGATTCTCCGCGCAACTCGCGGAACGCTCGCTGAAGGCATTTGGGAATGCGCTCGCCACCGTTGGCAAAGGGAAAGCTGAACTCGACGGCGTGACGCTGGCGCTGTCGCAGATCGCCTCGAAAGGCAAGATCAGCGCCGAAGAAATCAACCAGCTTGCCGAGCGCGTTCCGCAGATCCGCGTAGCGATGAAGGATGCCTTTGGCACCGCTGACACGGAAGTGCTGCAAAAGGCGGGCATTGGCGCCGAAGAGTTTGTAACCAAAGTCGTCGCGCAACTCGAAAAGCTGAAGCAAGTCACCGGTGGAACGAAAAACAGCTTTGAAAACCTGGGCGATGCGGTGACGCAGGCAGCCGAGCGCGTTGGGCAGAAGCTCCTGCCGACCGTTACGGCGGTGATCCCGAAAATCGAAGCCATGGTAACCGCGGCGGCCGACGGCGTGGACGCATTCACCCGCCTGTCGCCGGAAGCGCAGAATCTCGCGTTGACGTTGGGCGGCGTTGCTATTGCGGCGGGTCCGGTGATTTCCGTTATCGGCAAGGTGTCCGCTGGCATCACGTCCATGCAGACCGTCGCGGGCGCAGCTGGCGCGGCTATGGTGGGGCTATTCGCCGTCACGCTGGTGGCGGCCGTGGCGCAGACGCTTTCGAGCATCGACAAGCTCAACGAAAAATACAAGGCGCTGAAAGAGTTTCAAGACCGCCTGAAGACCGGGCAACAGGATCTCATTAACGGATTCAAGGACGACGGCAAGGCCCTGGGCAACGGCGCGAGTATCTCCAGCGGTGGGCTATTCGACCAGCCGGCCAGCGCGGCGAAGCGGTTTGGCATTGATCTAAAGGCGCTGTCTACTGAACTTGGGCTATTCACTGGCGAAACGAAAAAAGCCGAGCCACCGGTGAAGGCACTAGGCGCAGCCGTTGAAAAGGCGTCGAACATCATCAAAGTGGCCAGCGTCGGGCAACTGGTCTACGTCGAATCACTAGAGCGCGTTAAGGCCGCGATGAGCAAGGTCAAGGACGTGATGTTCGAGTACCAAATGGCGGGCACGGTACTTGGGAAAACCATCGACACGCACCCGGCTATTCTCGACGCCGCAACTCTTGGCGCGCAGGAATACGCAGCGCGATTGCGGGACATCCGGCGCGAGCTGGAAAACATGCCGGCGCCGCGCGTTGAAATCGTCAACCAGGGTAACCTACGCCGCGGCTCCGTCTTCGAGACGGACGATATTCTCGGCTCCGCATCGTCGCGCAACCAGGCGCAGCGCGTAACGCAGGCGGAAGCGGACCTTGCGCGAATCAAGCAGCTCAATGCCGAAGGCAAAGCCACCGGCAACGACGTCATCACGGCGCAGCAAAACCTGAAAAAAGCCATGGAAGAAACCGGGCGCGCGGCTACCACCAGCGGCAAGGCTCAAACCAAGGCCATGCAGCAAGTTTCCACCGTCGTGACCGACCTCTCCCGCGGAATCGCCGGGATCATCTTCGATGGCGGCAAGTTCGGCGACATGCTCCAAAAGGTTGCCAAGCAGGCCGGGCAGGCCATCACGCGCGAGCTCATCGAAGGCGCGCTGTCGAAGCTGTCGAAAAAACTCCTCGATGTTGGCGGGCTCTTTGGAACCGTTTTCGGCGGCGGCACGGGCGTGATTAAATCGGCTGTTCCTGGCGTGACCGCCGTTGGGCTGGAAAACGGCGGGCTTGGAAATCTGCCGGGGCTAGGTGGCGGTATCGGCGGCGCAGCATCGGCCGCGTCTTCCGGCCTCGCTGGCATCATTGGAGCCGCTGGCTCTGTCGTTTCGGCTATTTCCGGCGTGATCGGAAACTTCCAGTTCATGGCGATGAACAAAACGCTCGACCTCATCGAGCACGAAGTCCGCTTTTCTCAAATCCACCTTCTCAACACTCTCAACAAGGCCAACGAATTTTGGCCATACATGAAATCCGTTTGGGAATCTCTGATCCGCATGGAAACCGCTGGCGGATTTGGTGGCGGCGGCGGAACGGTCAACGTATCCATGGCCGGCGCCTACCTCATGAGCGATGCCCAGATGGGCGACTTTGCAGACCGCTTGGCGCGGTTCCTGAAGGCTCGGGGTATCTAGGTGGGCATCTCTGTTTTAATCGCCTCCACGCTGCGCAACAGCGTAACGGCTACCGCGTCTATTTCGCTTACCAGAACACTAGGGGAACCTGCGACGTGTGAAGTAGTGACCACCGACGCGACGGGTTCAGTGGTGCCCGCCGTCGGGAATATCGTTGAAATCCAAGACCAGGCGTCAGACGTCCAGTTTTTCGGCACGGCGCAAGAAGTCTCGACCACGCGCCGGGACCACACGGCGGCGAACGAATGCCGCCTCACTGCCACCGACCTCAACCACGCCACCACGCGGCGGCTGGCGGGCCAATACGAGTGGACCGGAAAGACAGTGCTGTACATCGTCTCCGATATCGTCACTAACTCCCTGTCTGGCGATTTAACAGATGTTTCGCTGGTCGAAACCGGGCCAACGATTGACCGGTTCGCGGTGGACTATTCGACGGTCAAAGAAGCTTTCGATTCCCTGGCCGAAATGGCCGGGATGCGCTGGTATGTGGACGAGTTAAACCGGCTCCACTTCTTTACCCCGTCGGCCTCACCCGATGCGCCGTTTGCCATTACGGACGGGACTAACGTTTCCAGTCTGAGCGTCCGCGCGACGCGCGAAGACTACTGCAACACCGTCACCGCCCGAGTAGGGCAGGCGTTGCGCGACCCCGACGTGCAAGCCTTTGCGGGCGACGGCACCACGAAGTCATTCAGCGTTGACTACCCTATCGCCCAAACGCCAACCGTCCGCGTCGCGGGCGTTGAGGGGACCGTCGGCATCATCGGCGTCGATACCGGCAAGGATTGGTATTGGCAGGCCGGATCGGCGGAGATTAGGCAAGAGGACGCGGACGCCGCGCTCGTGCTGGCCGTTGCGCTCGAAGTCACCTACGTGGGTATCGACCTGATCTATGTGGGCGTGTCAGACGCTGGAGAGATTAGCGCGCGGGCAACGGCAGAAGGCAACTCAGGCATTTACCACAAGCTCATCGAGATCGAAGGACAGCTTACTCGTTCCGACGCGACCACGGCCGCGCAAGCCTACCTAGACGCGCATGCAGAACTGACATACGTTCTTACCGCTGAGACTAACGATTTAAAAGAACCGGACATACTGACAATCCGCCCCGGCGACGTGCTGTCGTTTACCCGCTCGGGCTACGGCACAACTGGCAATTTTCTTGTCCGCTCGGTCAGCCTCACTCACATGGAAGGCGTGCCTGACACCGCTACTTATCAGTGGCGCGGGCGCATCGAAGCCATCAAAGGGCCACGCCTCCGCACCTACACCGATATACTACGCGCCTCCACCGCTGGCGGCGGCGTGTCTGGTAGCGTGGCGGCGGTGACGCGCTCCAGCGGCGCGGGCGCGTACATCCATGAGATTGGCACGCTGACGGCGAATACTACAATTACGCCCGACGTAGCAGCCACCCCCGGCGCTACGCTTTACGTGTTCGGCAAGACCGGCGCTTCGCCTTACACGGTCAGTTTTCACGCGGAGTGGTTCGCCACACTGCCCAACACCCTCATCCCACAAGCCCCAGGCATTACTTTCGTATTCCCGTTTGTCGGACGAGCTGGCGACGGGTTGTGGTGGTTCTGCGGTTTGTCCGTCAATAACCAGGAATAAATGCGACAACTCATCCTCATCCTATCCGCGTTGTCTGTTTTTGGACAGGCCACAACACCGTTTAAAGTTAGCCAGGGGGGCACCACTGCGGGCGCTGTGTGGCTCCAGGAGCCGCGCGCCAACGGCACGAATTGGTTCAAACTCCGCGCCGGTGCCATGGCTGCCGACGTTACCGCCATTGCGCCCACCTCCGACGGCACCGCCAGCCAATGCCTTTCGACCGACGGCGCGGGTCAATGGGGCTGGCGCGACTGTTCCGGCGCGTCCACGCGCTACCGCATATCAGACTACTTTTGGATTCAGACGCCAGGCGGTTCAATCTCGCCCGGCCTCACGACCGTTACGCTCGCTCCGTGCCCGTCTGGCCTGGATGCGACCGACACGAAGCTCTACGTTTACATCTCAGGCGGCACCGGTACCGCTGAAGCCGCTCCTCTATCAGTCAGCGGTGGCGCTGGTACATGCAGCAGCGGAGCGGCAAGCGGCACTATCAAATTCACCGCTGCGAACTCCCATACCGGCGCATGGACCATCCAGAACGCCGGTTTCCGCGAGACAGAGCGCATTGCCGATCACGGCGATATTTTGCTCATCAGCAACGTTGACGTTTACGAGCGAACAGTCATCGAGAAGGGCTTAACACTCGAAGGTGGTGGGGGTGGTGGCGTGCGATCAGTCATCACCGCGCACGGCGATATCGTGGCGATCGACGTGGACCTTGCCGCGCCGGTCACGATGTCGAATTTTTCGATCATGGCTGATGCACCGCAAGTTTCGGCCGGCGCGGCGGTTCGGCTGGGCGTGGACGGGTCAACCAATCACAACTGCGGATCGAAGATTGACAACCTGTTTATCTACCAGTTCTACTACGGCATCCACCTCAAGGACGGCTGCAAGCCGGTCATTACGCGCAACGAGATCGCGGACTCCACGAAATACGGCATTTACGCGCAAAACATTTTCAACCCGGACGGCGGCGACGGATTCATCGCGCATAACACCATTGGAAACACGCCAGCGGCTGATGCTGCGATCCGCTACGAAAGCGGCGGCGGGCTGAAGATCATCGACAACAAGATTCTCAATAATTTCCAGTGGGGCGTTGACCTTTATCCGAACAGCGGCGCATCGACTGGGCAACTGTACATTACGTCGAACAGCTTTGACCGCATGAAGGCGGGCGGTATCCGCGCGTCTGGTACTGACGCGTGGTACGGCGTGAACGTGATCGGGAATATCATCATCGACGCTGGCGAAGACGGTACATTTACCTGTGTCGAGTTTGCAAATCCAGGCATGGTTGGCGGTTCGTTCGTCGGCAACATGTGTCAGAGCGGACAGTACGCCGTCACCGCTTCGCAGGGTACCCAGATCCGTATCGGCCGAAACAACTTTACCGGCAGTGAAGTCATCAACTCCAGCGTGGACATAGACCTCGATTCTCCGCTTGAAACCACGCACGCGAATATCCCTACCGACGCGCTCGACGGATCGGTGATGTATTGCACCGACTGCACGTCTACGGGCGCGGCAAGCGGCAC